CTGACAATAAGTTTTGGTCTTGGTATCTGACCACGTTGATATGCAAAACCTGTAGCCTCTATCGGAAATCTTTGATAAGAATTACCAGCCCAAATTATTTCACCATTAGCATTTAGGTTACTGCCAGAATGAAATCTATAAATTGTAGTCGCACCATGTAAAGAGTTGTCTAACTGTAAAGTAAAAAGTTCAATAATTGCAGATGGATTTATTTTTTGAATCTCACTAAATACAGGAGCAGTACTCATGGTTCAAATACCTCTCTAAATGTAGCTTGTATTGTTGCTCGGTTTAAATATGGAATGGATTTTGTCCATGATTCGCAAACAAATTTAGATGAACTAGCCTCTCCTGGAGGTTGATAATCAAAACTAGCTTTATCAAGTGCTCTTGCATCTAAGAATGTTTCTATTGTATCTGCATCTGCTTCAGATACATTAAAAGTTAAATTAAATACTTTTGGATTTTGATGTTGAGCTAAACCAAATAATATTCTATGTTCATAACCATCAGCAAAACGAACTGTTCTTGTATTTGGTGCTGATCTTTTTTGTTGTCCGTAGGTTGGGGATATTGATGGAAAAGTAGCCATTATGCAAGCAAGCCTCCAGGTCTTTTCTGCTGTACTAATTCAGATTGTACAGCTACAGATATAAGACGACCAAGTTCTCTACCCTGCTGTTCATCACCTTCAATAGAAGAACCAGAAGCATCTACATTTACTATTACATTTGTAGATCCACCAAGAGCATGATTTGGTGTAATCATCCCAGAAACTCTAGGTGTAAATAACTCTGGGCCACGTTCTCCAACTATATAAGAATTTCCTCCTTTTACAGACCCTCCGTTTGCCTTGAAAATACCACCTAACAAACCTCCTGTAACTGATTGTCCTCCTATATTTCCAAAAATAGCTAAATTTAAAAAAGCATCAGCCATTTTATTAAGCATATTAGTCATAACCTCACTTAATGTTTTTGTTCCTTTAATAAGATCTTTAATACCATTACCTATATCAACTTCAATTATTTGAGATAACTGTTTAAATGGATCAGCTAAAGCCTCTGCATTTTTAACAATTTGTTCTTGTAAATCTACTTGAGCCTGCAAGCCATCTATTTGTCTTTGAATTTCATCATTATTATTTTTACCTAATTCTCCTTTTAAAAGTTCTAAATCAGCGTTTAAATTATCTAACTTAAATTGTTCTTGTTTTAATGTAAATTGCTCAGAACTAATATTTAATCTATCTTTTTCTAATTTTAAACTTTGTTCAAGTGAACGAATATTTTTATTAAATTCTGCCTGTTCCACTTTTTCTTTTGCTTTTTTGAATTCATCATCAAAATCTAAAGATTCATTTTTAAAAAAAACAGGTGATTTTCCTTGTGATATTAAAGATTTATTAATAAGATCTTGAAATATCTTTTGTTCTGTTTTTTTGAAAAATTCTTCTACGCCAGGGCCTGCCAATGGACCCTCAACAAATCCAAATTTTCCAAAACCAAATTGTTCTTGAGTTGCCTTTGTAGCCAAACCAGCAGCTTCAAGTTGTAAATTTGAAAATTTAAATCTTCCTACTTTATTTGCTAATGATTGTCTACCTATAAAATCTAAAATAGTTTGTATTGCAGGTGATAAAACTTTTGAAAGAAGTAATGTAATCGCAGTGCCTAGTTCATTTACTTGATTTTTAAATTTTGTCATTTGCTCTGTATTTTTTTTAATATCTTCAGGTGTTTTACCAAATTTTTTACTAAATTCATTTAGTAATAAATCAGCAGCAGAGGCACTAAGACCAACTTTTTCTAAACGTAATGCTAAATCACCTGTAGGTGTGTTTGCCAAGCCAACTTTATCTACTAATAATTGAATATTTTCAGTTGGTTTTGCAAGAGCATTTGCAAGATTATCTAATGCACTTCCTATTGTTGTACCAGCTATTGACAAGGCAAATCCAAATTGACCTCCAATAGCACCACCAGCTAGACCACCTAAAGCACCACCTAAAGCAGCAGTTGGCCCTTGTCCAAATAACAAAGGAAAACCACCACCAATTAATGCACTAGATAAAGAAGCTCCAATCTTTTTTCTTTGTTCTGCATTTGCAGTTTTTTGTTTTGCAGCAGCTAATTTTTCTTCAGCTATTCTTTCTTGCTCAATAAGTAACTTTTTAGCTTTACTAAATGAAATACCTTCTTTCGCAGCTAACCTCTGTACTTTTAATCTTTGTTCTCTTTGTTTTAATTGTCTATCATATTTATTTTCTACCTGTACAAGATTTTTTACTGCTTGATTAAATTCTTTTGTGCCTATTGCTGCTTCATTTAAAGCATCATTAGCATCTGTAACTGCCTGTGATAAATTTTTAAAATTCTTGACAACAGGAGTACCAGCAGTACCAGCCTGTGCTTTTTTATTAATAAAATCTATTGATTTTTTTAATTGATTAGTTCTTTTATTTACAAGATCTAATTCTTTTGCACCTGCGATGGCTATTCTTATTGATACATCATAATTAGCCACTTGCTATAAAAATTAAAACATTTCCTCTATATTACCTTCTTTTACCTTTTAAAGCACTATTTCTTTGTGCCTGCTCTCTTTGTTTTTCATACTCTTCATTCTCTAATTCTGCATAAGCTATCCATCCTAATAATTCTTCATAAGTTAATAAGCAAGATAATTCACTTACAGTTTTACCTAATTCTTTAGCTAATGAATATATAAATTGCCAATCTTTATGTGCTTTTTAAATCGGCTTTAGCCTCGCTTACCTCCTTATCAGCACCAGCATTAATCATTGCTAATTGTATCTCCTGTAATACAGTTGCTTCAATTTCTCTTCTTAATGAAGCTTTATCCCCATCTTGAAAAAGTCTTACACCATCTTTATCCAATGATTTTTCTATCATCATTTGAAGAGCAAAATCATTTGTATCTTCAGTACCCGTTTTCTTTTGAATAGATTCTCTTTCAGCAATAGTCAAAGGATGCCAATAGATGCTAAGAATAATCTCATCATTTTGTTTTACATCATATTTGTAAAGTTGAGAAACTCCAAACTTGTTTTTTAAAAGATCAACTGCTCTAGTCATAAAATTAGTATACTTACTTTAGTATACTAAGCGT